AGCAAATGCAATTGATAAAAACTTGCACCTTCTGTGTTCCAGTGGAAGTTTTGTGCTTTGAGAGCAAATGCATATTCACTAGCAAATGCTGATTTGATTGAGAGATGATATTTGTTATTTTCCATTATACACCATATTTATTTGGTTTTCGAGATGCTGTTGTACTTTTCTTATTGATCGAATCTAGTTCTTTACTCTGTCCCTTACCGATAATAGTTGTACCTTTAACGCCTTGACGCTTCTCTGCTTTTGCAACTTTGTCAGCGTCCTGTTGAGTATACATCCATATTGAAGGACTATCTGAGACAGGCCCGTGGCCAGCAACTGGATGCGCATCTCCGCCAGCGATTGTGACTCCGAAACGGTACATATCATAATATGTGTCCATGTTGTCATATCTTTTGGCAAATATACCAGCTTCTTGTTCTACTTTGGACAAGTGCTGTGCTTCGACTAATTCTTTCTTTCTTTGTCGAATTTGCTGATTAGTTTCTTTAACTGATTTAGATTTTTTAACTTTTTCAGGATGCTGACCACATGCTTCTGCAACAGTTTCAAAATAACGTTTACCGCCAACCGTCAAACTAGGATCTGTTCCTGATAATTTATAAAATAATTTTTCGTTTCCTGCTCGGGCCGCATTGCGTAGATCAGTAGCACTAGTAACCCGAGGACTTTCTACATGAAGAATGTCTTTAAAATTATAATAACCGTGAGGACCCTTAACGCCGTTGTATTGTTTTAAAAGTTTACCACTCCATGCCCAGTCAGTTTGGTCAGTTACGTAATTGACATAATTACCTTCACCTATATCGGCATATATTTTAGATGCTAAGGTAACTACGCTAGTTTCACCTACAATATGCCCTTTAATTTTAGGATCGATAGCTTCCATCCATGCAGATTTAACATTAAATGGTAAAGGATCATTAGGCCCGATAGTTGTGGGATTGGTACCGATGTACCATTTATGCCCGACACCCGCCACTTCGTCCCATACGCCTGCATGTCCCTGATGTGCAGGATTGAATCTACCAAAGCAAAATGCTGCCGCAACTTTAGGATTTTCTTCTTTTTCTTGAGCTTGTGCAACTGCCCTTGCATTAACTCTTGGAACAGCTACAGCACCGGCATCTTTTTCAACTTCTTTGGAGGCGACTCTTCTAGCGGCTCTGTTTATTGCCGGGCCTGCTAGCGTTGCTAATGCGCCTGCTTCAAATAATTCTCTTAAGTTCATGATTCTTTTCTACCAGGTGCCCACGTTGTTGGAACAATCTTTATGTTACCATATTTATGCTTTTTGGGATCGGCGTATCTAACGTATCCTTCACCGTCAGTGTCCCATATTTCTGGTCGACCTTGACCTTTATATGCGGCGTATACTTGATCTTTCATGTTTCTAATATCTTTAATCAATTGTAGCATTGAATCAAATGCACCAGGATGGGCTTTGATCATTTCGATAATGTGTGCTTGCTTGTTTTTACTCACACCTTTCTTAAGCATCCACCCAGTAAATGTATCACCTGTTATGCTGTCAAATGCTTGTTCGTTCCTTGCATGTAATCCACTCATAGCATTAAAGAATGGATAGAATATTCCGTTTTTATCTGCATCTGGTAAACTGGCAATAAATGCATCTAGGTTGGCTCCAACTCCTGATACCTCATCAACCACTTGATTGATTATATCATCAACTTCTTTAGTGTCTTGACCACTGCCTGTGCTAGTGTATATAGGACCCTGCACAATCAACCCTGGAGTATTATCAAACATACTAAAGTCGTCAATAGGCTGTTGTTCTTTATCTCCAGCACCATATCTATCAAACTTGGCATGACCTACAACCATAACTTTAGCCCGTGCAATGCGAGCTCCTAATCCACTGTTAGCAGGATCAGCATCTACGTAATATCTTGTGTTGCTGTTGGGATTGGGGGCAAATGTCCAGACACCTCTTGGATACCCCTCCATTTCAATCAATTCTTTATCTAATGCTGGATCAACGCCGAACAGACTGTCAGCATATACAAAGCCTACAAAGTCTTTAGGTGTAGCGGCATCAAATATGGGATATAGATTGCTAAAATTGATAGCAAATTGTCGACGTTTTTTGATGTCTTCAGGGGTTGTTGCTTTGCCACTTTGGTTGGCAATAAAATCATATACTGCTTTTTTGCTATCGCCCTTAACTCCACGTGACCATTGATTATGTCCTGCTAGTATTAACGGGCCATTGGCAACTTCTCTACCCCAATATATCTGAGGATTGCCGTCCCACTTACCTCTAACGGTAGTAGCACCTTCTTGCTCAGTAGCAATTTCTTTAAAATGATTTAGTGCTTCTATAGTACCTTTACTACCTTTAAAGAATACCAAATGCTCCGGGTGGTTAAACGGCCGCCCATATTTTTCCATGCTGTCGTCATCAGCTGGCTTGGCTTCACGAATAAAAAGCTCACGTAATCGCACTGTTAGTCCTTGTACTTTCCATCACCGATGTGTTGGATAACATCTTCGTACATTTTATCACAAATTTGTTTGGTAGTTTCTTCGTCTAATTCGTTAGGTAGTTCACGGATTGGGAACTTTTTAACATACATCTTATAGCATTCTTTGATCGCCGAAGCAAAGATATCTGCTTTAGGTTTAACATGACGTTTCATACAGTCGACACAGTGCATGATAGCAGGGTGAGTATGACGACGATACGCATCGTCATCTTCGTTCATGAAATGAGCCACATCGTCTGTTAGATCGTAGTTTAATTCACGGCCCTTCTCGCCCTGTTTAATAAAGTCGATGTCTTTGAAAAATTTACCTTCTAGTAGTTCTTGTATGCGCATTTTTGATCCGTAATTAAAAGACAGCAGAATACTCTGCGGTTAGAGTATTTATCGCTTAACGGACTTATGGATTAGACTTTATAATGCGATCTACCCTGTTTATAGCTTCACCTAAGTGCATTTTAGCCATGAGTAAGTTGTTATCGCCGGAAATATAGAAGTATGTACCGCCCCAACTGCTGGGCTTGTGTAGAGCTTTGATGCAACTCTTTGTTAATCTAAGTTTTTTATTGTTTTCTGCCCACGATACAAATGCACTGTGTTCTCGGGTAGTTTTGCCTAGCGTAATACGATAATCAAAGTCAAGTTTAGTTGTAATTATTGTATTTTCAGTTAAGGGATTATTTGTAGGCGGAACACTTACGTATTTGACTTTGTCTGCCGGAGCAAGTTTAATTAGCTGGTCAACATGTTTTTTTGTGTTTGTGTAAATTGATAAGAACGGTTGCTCTACTCTTAATGTATAGTCATCCATACTTTGGAAAGCTACTAGTAATTGTAAAGTCCAATCTAGTTCTTCTTTATTTTTAATTCCCGAATTATAATAAGTCCGAGGAGATAGATCTTGAAAGTTAATTTTAGCGAGGCGCTCTCTTATATGATTAAAGTCTTTATCTCTAAAACAAGAGGCGCCACCGCATATCAATACTAATTTGTATTGGTACTTGTTGTTAAACAGTCGATTAGTTATCTTGGTTAACATTTTCTTTGTTTTCTTCGACGGTTAGCAAAGGAACCTCAATTGCAGGTTTTCCTTTTGCTGACAATGCAATCTTGTTATCAACTACATTAACAATTAACCATCCGCCACCTCGAAGTTCTCCGAACAACATCATCTTAGCAAGATCTTTCTTGATTTCCTTATCAATTACACGTTGCAGTGGACGAGCACCCATTTTACTATCATACCCATTGTCAACTAGCCAATTGATTGCTTCTTTATCAACTTTGATCTTAATACTCTTATCTTTAACTTGTGTACGCAATTCGTCTAGGAATTTCTCAACAACCTTAACAATCGTTTCTCGATGTAATTTGTTAAATGTAATAACAGCATCTAAACGATTACGGAATTCAGGTGTGAAGAACTTTTTAAGATCTTTATCGCTGTAATCCTTTTCTTGTGCACCAAAGCCAATGGCATTCTTTTCTGCTTCGTTAGCACCAGCATTAGTAGTAAGAATAAGAATTAAATTACGGCAATCGGCTTGCTTTCCATTTGAACCTGTAATAAAACCATTATCCATCATTTGTAACAATATAGTTGAAACATCAGGATGTGACTTTTCAACTTCGTCAAACAACAGTACGGCATTTGGATTCTCTTGAACTTGCGTAATCAACAAGCCAGCATTTTCTTCAAAGCCAACATAACCCGGAGGGCTACCGATCAACTTACTGATACTGTGTTTTTCTTGATACTCTGACATGTCAAAGCGTAGCAACTTAACGCCCAAGTGTTTAGCAAGTGACTTGGCAGTTTCTGTTTTGCCAGTACCTGTTGGACCCATGAATACAAAACTACCAATAGGTTTGTTTTCACTTTTTAGTCCAGCTTGGGCAACAATAATTTTATCTACGATTTCGATTACTGCTTGATCTTGTCCGAATACATCTGCTTGTACATTATCTTGCAATGCAGACATAGTAAAACTTTCAGTTTCCATGATCTTCTCTTCGGGCATTTGAACCATTTTAGCCAGTTCAAATTGGATCTCACGCTCACCGATAATTCGTTCATCTGACAGTTTTAAATTAAAACGCGAACAAGCCAAGTCGATCAAATCAATTGCCTTGTCTGGAAGTTTCTTATCCGTTTGATATTTCACACTTAATTTAATAGCTGTTTGTAATGCATCAGTGCGAATCTTAACATTATGGAATCCTTCGTAGTATTTTTTAATACCTTTAAGAATCTGCATAGTAACTTCTTGAGTAGGTTCGTCAACTGTGATACGTTGGAATCGACGCATGAGCGCACGATCCTTTTCAAAGTGCTTACGATATTCTTCCCATGTTGTACTAGCAATAACTTTAATATTACCTTTACTCAATGCAGGCTTCATCATATTAGCAAGGTCGTTAGCACTATTACCGGCACTACCTGCACCGCTAATCATATGTGCTTCGTCGATAAACAAAACAGTTTTGCCTTTTTTAGTTAAGATTTTAAGAATCATTTTAAAACGTTCTTCGAAATCTCCACGATACTTGCTACCAGCAAGCATAGCACTAATGTCTAAATTATAAACCGTATAGTCTTTTAAGAAGTCTGGAACAGCACCCTTAACAATATTAAATGCAAGCCCTTCTGCAATAGCAGTTTTACCTACACCTGGATCGCCTACTAAGATAACGTTATTCTTACTACGACGACCTAGTGCCAGGGCAATATTTTCAAGTTCGTCTATACGTCCAATAACCGGATCTACCTTACCTTTTTTAACTTGCTCATTCAAGTTAGTAGTATATGCTTGTAAAACTTTACTACTTTGACTACTAACTTCTTGTTCTTCTTCTTGTTCTTCGCCTGCAGAATTAATAAAGCTGGCAAACTTATCTTTATCAATTTCAGCAAGAGCAACATAGTAA